CATCTGCTGGCGGCAGCGCGTCGAACGCATTTGATGGCAATAGCGCCACGGCATGCACTCAAACCTCAAGCAATGGCAATATCAGTTATAACTGGGGTACAGACGTTTCCAACCTCGTGAACATGGTTGGTATCCAGTCGAACTCGGCAACGACGTACACGCTTGTTTTTGAAGGGTCCGTTGATGGCGCGACGTGGGTAAGCAAGCTAGCGGAACCTGCTACCGCATACGCCATCGGTGAAACAAAATGGTACGATATACCGTTTGCCAACAAATATCGCTATTTCCGTGTGCTCGAGACGGGCGGTGCGACGCTTAATGTGCGCGAAGTGTATTTTAATGCGCTGTCTGGCACGTCCGATATTATCATGAGTCGCCTAAGCCGCAGTGAGTATGTGAGTGTTGGCAACAAGGCAGAGTCTGGTCGCTCGTCATCGTTCTATATTGAGCGCGCACAAAGCATCCCGACAATTACATTTTGGCCTCCGCCACAAGAGCAATTTACAACGGTGTTTATCAACCGCATCCGGCAGGTGCAGGATGCAACACAGAGCCAACAAACGCTGGATATTCCATATCGTTTTCTGGAAGCGTTCACCAGCACGCTTGCTGCAAAATTGGCGTTGAAATGTGCATTTGATCGCGTCGAACTTTTGTCTAAAGCCGCCCAAGGTTCAGTTGACATTGCGCTTATGGAGGATCGTGAGCGCGTAGATGTTTCATTCAAACCTGACGTTGGGGGGTATGCAACATGAGATGCAGTCGCCCTAAAAAACGTAGTGCTAAGCCAAGCACGCGCATCAATGTGAAAACCGATACGGCCCGCGCTAGATGCGACGGTTGCGGCATTGTCTATCCGTACAAAGAGCTTTCGTGGCAGACCGAATATCGCGGCGGCGATTCGCCAGTAAAGACTGGTACACGCAATTGCTCGATGTGCCAAGACGTGCCAAACGCGCAGGGCGCACGGCAGCATTATAAGCCAGATCCAACGCCAGTAAAAATCCCACGCCCTTGGCTTGAAGCTGAGGCAGTAAACGCAGAGTTCATGGATTGATTATGATGAATTTAGATAAAATGATACGCATGGTTCCTATTGCACTTTCGCTGCTTGGCGCGGCGTGCGGGTTCCTCGGTGGGTTTGTGGCGTTAAGGACAACGGTTCAAGTTCACGCTGAGGCAATAAATGCGCTTCAGGAAAATGATAAAATTACAGATAGCCGCATTAACGCCGGAATTTTGGAAACAAAAGAGCGCCTAGTGCGCATCGAAACAAAAGTGGAATACATAGCCGATGAGGTCAGTAATGGAAGAGGTAAACACTAAATACTTTAAGCATTCCGAGCTGGCCTGCAAAAAGACGGGCAAGGTAGTTTTGTGCCAATCCGGCTACAAGCGTATTGGGAATATGAAGCTATTTTATATTGGCTTTGGCGCGCGCATGGATGAGTTAAGAGAGAAATGGGGTAAGCCCCTAATTGTCAATTCTGTATGCCGTAGCGCGGAACACAACAAGGCAGTTGGCGGTAATCGACGTAGCCTTCACGTATATGATTTTCCATTCTGGCCAACCGGCGGAACCATAGCGGCAGACTTTGCGGAGACCAGTGACGAATTTCGCGAGCTTGCTTACGAAATGGGTTTTAGCATTGGATTGGGCAAGACATTCACGCACTGCGATGATAGAATGTTGGTGCTTGGATTAAATCAAACCACGTTTAACTATTAGGAGTATTTATGGACACGAATCATGTAATTCTCGAATGCTTGAAAGCGGTTGCTTCGGGCAAGGGTGCTGATGAAAAGATTGCAGTTCTGGAAGCAATCATTACAGAGAATCGTTATGCTTGCGAATCTGAGATTGAGATTCTCGAGAGCGTAAATGGCAAGCCAAAGAAGAAAGCAAAATAATTGGCCTATGTAATGACATTCACAAGCCTGAAGGACTCAGCAAAGCGCTGGGTTCGTCAGGAGCTTGCTCCGACTTACGAGGCGGAACTTCCGGCGCTGATTGATGCTACGGAGCGCAAGGTTGCGCGCGCATTAAAAACTTTGATGACCACACGCTACGTTGACTCGACGATGACTTCTGGTGTGAACGTATATGAAAAGCCATCACGCTGGCTTGATAATTTGTCGTTTCAGATTCGCACTGGCACTGGCCTGAATGATTTTGTTTCGCTAGAAGAGCGCACGTATGAATTTTGCTCTGAGTGCTTCCCCGATCAGACTGCTACCGATGAGCCGAGGTTCTATGCTGACTTTGAGTTTTTTCAATACATGGTTTTCCCTACACCCAGCGCGGCTTATCCGTTCCGACTTGGGTTTTATGAGCGACCAGAACCGCTAAGCGATTCCAACCAACAAAACCTTCTGACGCAGCTTGCGCCCGAATTGATGCTCTACGGCCTACTAGTGGAATCCGCCATATTTCTCACCAGCCCTTCCAAGCTAGGCGAATTTAAGCAAGCATATTCTGAAAAGTTGGCGGAGTTTGGGATTGAAGATAAGAAAAGAATTACGCCCCGCGCAGAGAAGGTAACGAAATGAGCTATGTATATCCAGTAGGCGGCACTGGCGCGAACCCAGTAGACAATCAATATGAGGCGCTGACCATCGCTGCAGATACCACGCTGCAGTGGCCGTTCTCGTTTACGGACAGCACGCTGATTACGGCGCAGATAATGCACGTCACAGCTTCATCCGGAAGCCTGAGCCTATTGATGCCCCCTGCCAACCAAGCCAGTGTCGGGCAGTCGGTTATTATCAAAAATCAGGGCGCAAATGTATTTACCGTGAAAGATAATGCCGGAAATACGATTGTTTCTGCTGCTGTTGGGATTTCATATTTTATTTATATTACTGATAACTCGACGGTAGCTGGCACATGGGCAACGCTCACGTTTGGCGCTGGGTCAAACTCGGTATCTGCGGCATCGCTTGCCGGTAATGGGCTTGAGGCGTCTGGCTCTTTGTTGCAAGTTGACACGCCAGGCTCGTACCGTAATTCCAATTTCTCTCTTGGCGCAAACGACCGTGGCACCACAATTATTTGGACTGGTGGTGCTGGCGCCATAACAATTCCGTCTGCTGCATCTCTTGGCGGCAGCGGCTATGTTGTATTTTTTAGCAATCAAGGAACCGGCAACGCGGTATTTACCCCTTCTGGTGGTGAATTGATAAACGGAGCGGCATCCTTCACGTTTGCGGCTGGCAATAGCGGCGTAATTATCTGCGGTGCTCAAGCTAGTAATGAGTTTGTTGTTGTTGGGTTTGGGCAGTCGGTGACGTTTGCGTTCACGCAGCTTATCAAAAGTGTAGCTGGTGGAGTTGACGTAACGCTGACATCGAGCGAGCAGGCCAATAAATTGATTCGTTTGACTGGCCTGATTACGGCAAATATTAATCTTATTGTTGCCACGACTCCTGACTTTTTTGTAATTACCAATGCTACGACCGGCGCATTTACCATCACGGTAAAAACCGCAGCCGGCACCGGTGTTATTGCGTCTGCTGGTCTTTCGCGTACAATGATATGCGATGGAACAAACGTGCTCTACGCAAACGATGTGGGGTCTGGAACCGTTACTTCGGTGGCCACCGGCACTGGACTCACTGGCGGTCCGATTACCAACAGCGGGACTATTGATTTGGCGAATACCGCTGTGGTAGCCGGGGCTTACGGCGGAACTGCCGGCATACCATCGTTTACGGTTGATGCTCAGGGGCGTCTTACGGCAGCGGCTAATGCGATCGTTCCAGGCACTTCTGGTAATGTACTGACGAGCAACGGCACAATCTGGCAGTCGTCTCCCGTATCCTCTTCCATACCTTATACCGCCGCCTCATCTTCTGGTCCAGCAAGCCTCGATTTTGCAGAGGACACGGATAACGGAACAAATAAAGCGACTATTATCGCCCCCGCTTCAATTGCGGCAGATACCGTGCATACGCTTCCAGCACAGTCAGGTACGTTTTTGAATACTGGTGCAGCTGTTGCCGTGGTTTATGGTGGAACAGGCTTGGCCTCTCTTACGCTTAACGGTGTGTTAATTGGCCAAGGCACAAGCGCACCTATTTTTGTTGCTCCCTCCACCTCTGGCAACGTATTAACTAGCAACGGGACAACGTGGGTTAGCTCGGCTCCTGCTGCGGCTGCAACCAAGAATGTAAGTTCTGATTACACTATTGCAACAAGTGCTACTGAAACATTCACTCATGGATTGGGCGCTATTCCTGCATCTGTGAAGTACGAGCTTGTTTGCACAAGCAATGACAACGGATTTACAACAGGCCAAGTAGTTGATGCTTTGTGCTGCATGAATCCACAAGTAGAGCGCGGATTTATTTCTGCAATAAGCTCTACAACAATCATTATTCGCTTTGGTGCTGCAGCTGCCGTATTTCAGTCTACGCCCGCTGGTGGCGGCTCAGCCACCGCATTAGACAATACAAAATGGACTTTCCGTATAACAGCAACGAAGGTATAGGAATGCTATGCCTGAGCCAATAAGCAAAATTTATCCACTTAATGCGGCGCCAAGTATTCAGCGCGACGGCACTGTTCTGGATACTGACGCTTATACGGATGGCAAATGGTGCAGGTTTTATAAGGGGCGCCCCAAGAAAATAGGCGGCTACCGAAAAATGACCGATCAGTTTACTGGCCTTGTGCGCGGCGCCAATACATTTAATAGAAATGGCCTTACCTATGTTGCCGCTGGCTCTGCCGGCCTTGTCGAGCAAGCCGCGTTTGATAGCTATAGCGGTTTTGGTGGCGGCATATCGGATAGAACGCCGGTTGGGTTTGTCAGCAATGCAGACAATCTATGGCAAATTGCGTACCAGTTTGATGTTGGCACGACATCAACGCGCCTTATTGTTCACTCCGCGCCGAATCTTGTGAACATCGACAATAGCACCACAGGCGACATTTATATTGGTGATGCCACAGCCACAACGGCGCTTACTGCTGTAGCCTCGTCTGCGGTGAGCGGTGGAATTTGTGTTGCTGGCGTTTACCTCATGTACTTTGGGTCAGATGGGTTTATCGGCTGGAGCGTAGCAAATACGCCAACCAACCTTACGGGGCTTGGCTCTGGCAGCGCGCGCGTTACTGGCGGTAAAATTGTACGCGGTTTGCCGTTAAGAGGAAACAGCGGTCCAGCTGCGCTTTTCTGGGCCACTACTGCCCTCGTGCGCGGGCAATTTGTCGGCGGGTCAACGGTTTTTGATTTTGATACAGTGAGCGGCGACGGCTACTCGGTTCTTGGTTCGCAGACACCAGTGGAAGCCGACGGAACGTACTACTGGGTAGGTAATGGCAAGTTCTTTATGTATAACGGCGTAGTGCGAGAAATACCCAACGAGCGCAATAAAAGGTTCTTTTTTGATAATCTGCTTCCGCAGAACGCGCAGCGCGTAGTGGGGCATCACAATCCTGATTACAGCGAGGTAAGCTGGCTGTTTGCCAAAGGAAACGCCACTGAAAATAATTGGCAGATTACTTACAATTACCAAACAAAAGAGTGGTATGATACGCCGCTTGATCGCACTACTGTTATTTCGCCGCAGGTGTTCAAGTATCCAATCATGTTCGACACGACGACAACTGCTGGCAAGACGACTGCGTGGATGCATGAATTTGGCGTTGATGCAATCAATGGGCCAAATGTTTCTGCGATTGAATCTTACGTCACTAGCCCAGTTATTGCGCTGCCAGCAACAGGACCTACGCTAAGGCAGTTGGTGGGAGAGGACAATAATATTCAGATTGAACGCATTGAACCCGATATGATTTACACTGGAAAAATTAGTTTTGAAGTCGTCGGCAGGACGTATGCGCTGAATGACGACAACGTATTCCGAACACTATCGACGGATGACTTTGTAAGCACCGATAATAAATTTATCCCATTTGCTGACCAGACTCGCTTGATGCGCCTAAAGATGACCAGTAACGTGCAGGGTGGCGATTATCTTTCTGGGGCGCACTTAGTAACCTTCTCGATAGGAAGCGAGCTGGCAACATGATAATTCCAACGGACATGACCATAGAACAGTTCTCACGCGCGCTGGCGTATGAATATGGAAACGTGCCGCGTTTAGTGGATCCTAGTGAATGGCAGATATGGGCATCCAATCTTCAACTAAGCAGCGCTTTCTCATCGTATGACCTACCAAGTCCGTATCTTTTGAATAATCAAAAAGAATGGATGGAAGTCTTTACTGGCGTAATCAATTAAGGTATAAAGATGCAAGGGGATAGTAATGGCACAGAATCTTAAAAAGACAGCTCAGAAGATGAAGAAAAAAGGTCGCTTTGGCGACTCCGAGCTTGTGCATGTAAATCCAATTGAAAAAAAGATGCTAGAAGATATGGCTGGCGGCATCAAATCAAAGAATCCCGACACTGGTTTGGATGAACATTTTTGGTCGATTCTAATCCCCGCTGGTATTGGCGCTCTTACCGGAGCAATGAATGGTGGCGGCCTTAAGGGCGCGCTTAAAGGAGCTTTGATTGGCGGAGCCACGGCGGGCATTGGTAGCGGAATTGGCGGCATGATGGACGGATCTGGTTTTATGAGCGGGCTTAGCTCAATGTTTGGCGGTATTGGCGCTGGCCCTGGTTACAGCGCCGCTATTGGGCCACTTAATCCAGCGCAATCCGCTGGCAAAATTGCTATGGCCTCTCAATCGCTATCGCCAGTCTCTCAAGCTATATCATCTGCAGCACCTGTTGGCGCAATCGAAAGAACTTTTGGTGATAGGGCCAAAGATTTCTTTTCCACTCCACAGGGCTTAATTGCGGCATCAAGTGCGCTTGGTATGCTTACGGATGACGGTAAAGACCCGTATGCCGACGAAGCTGCGCGTAAAAAAGCTGAGGATAAAAATTACCCAATTTATAACAATGGCATGCGCTATGCCGAGGGTGGGGAAGTGTTTGACCAGAACAACCCAACACGGATTAATGTCGGTGGCTTGCAGCCGTATACCGGCAGCATGGCTGCTTTTCAACCATACACAGTAGATAATGCAGCTATTGGGAATACTGATTTTGGTAAGGAAACCTATACCCCCAGAACTCCAAGCGCTGCAGAAACTGCTGCGGCATCAGCTCCAGCTGCTAATCCAGAGGATAGTGTTTGGTGGCGCGCTCCCTATAGTAAGCAGAATCTTAAATTTGCCGATTTGGCTGGGTCATACCAAAGCTGGAATAATCAAGATAAAAGCCGAGGCATGAAGGGTTGGACCGATCCATTCAATAATCCGTATGAGGGGATGACTGAAAGTGACTGGCAGCATCATGGCTTTATTAAGATGTATGCCGATGGCGGCGCTGCGAAGAAGCGTGATGTGCATACCGAAAGCGACACTACACGATCCCCTCAATTAGATCCTCGTGTTCAGAAAAAAATGCTTGAGATTCTTAAAGAGGCTGAAAAAAGATCTGGCCGTTACCTAGACGAAGATGAGATGCAGGACTTGATGGGGCGCATGGGCGGAGGCATAGGTCAGATGACACCTGTGCCATACGCTGCTGGTGGTCCCGTAGCTGGCATAGGTGGTGGCAAGGATGATAAGATTAAGGCGCTGCTTTCGGATGGCGAGCACGTAATCACTGCCGATGAAGTATCAATGCTTGGCGATGGTAGTAATGATGCCGGCCACAAAAAGCTATATGATATGCGTAAGAAATTACGTAAGCATAAAACTGGCCGAACAAAGCAAATGCCTAAGGCAAAATCTCCTGAAGCGTATGCGGGGATTGGTGCGTGAGAATACTGCAGGTCAGGGCGGAGGATGTAAGAATTGTTTGGCCAGAAGTTCGGGATTATCTGAATGGGGCGGTACAAAGAGTTGGTCATTTATATGATGTTGGAGATGTTCTAAGGGAAATTGAAAGTAAAATTTCTACGTTGCTGGTTGCGGAAGAAAGCGGAAAAATATATGGAGCGGCAACGGTGAAGATAGTGCAATACCCAAAAGCAAAAGTGGCAACGGTTGGGTTTCTTGGCGGAGTTGAAATGAAGCGGTGGATTGGAAAGATTATTAAGGCAATTGATATTTACGGCAAAGAGAACGGATGCCGGTACACTGACACGATAGGGCGCAGGGGCTGGATAAAAGTGTGGGCTGGCAAGGAAAAAGGAATATGGGTCGTAAGGGAGATTTGATGTGGGAAAAGGTGGTGGCGGTAGCAGCGGTGGCGGTACTCAGCAGGTAGTTAATTCTACCGAGATACCTCCGTACATTGCAGACAGGCTTAAAACTGGCCTTGGGCTGGCAGAGGACGCTATTGGCTATCGTGACGCCAATGATAATTTTGCGCTTGACCCATACAATCCATACGGCGGCAACCGTATTGCTGGGTTCTCCCCTGATGAGCAGCGTACATTCGATGCAACTCGAAGTTCGATTGGCGCCTATAATCCCTACATCCAGCAAGCAACCGACTACACTCAGCAGGGAGCCAAGGCTTACGATAGCGGAATCAAGGATTTCTTTACCAACGATTATGCTAGTAACGTAACCGACGAAATGGCTCGCCTGAGCAGCAAGAATCTTCTTGAGAATATATTGCCTGGAGTAAACGATACGTTTATTAAGGGTGGCTCATTTGGTGGTACGCGCAATACTGATTTTACTCAGCGTGCAATTGAAAACTCGCAACGCGAACTAGCTGGCGTGCAGGGCAAGTATCTAAGCGACAACGAGGCTGTGGCAAATGATAATATGAGCAAAGCGCTTGCGCGGTCTGGCGCAGGAGGTCAGCAATTGGCACAGATTGGCAATCAGCTTCAATCTCAGCAGGGCATTGATTTGCTACGGATGGGAACGATTGGACAGCAGCAACGTGACATGAATCAGCGTGGGCTTGATTTGTCGTATGATGATTTCCAGAAACAGCAAGACTATGCTAAAGAGCAGGCGACGTATTTGCTTGACTCTGCGCGCGGAATCAATACGCAGGGGCAAACGACGAGCACTTCGACAACTTCTCAGCCGAACCCTAATCCATATTCTCAGCTTGCTGGCATTGTTGGCGGCGCCTCTCAGTTTGCTGGTGGCGGTAAAGTCAAGCGCAAAAAGAAAACGACGGCAAAGAAAATGGTTAAGAAATCTGCGCCAAAGAAAAAATTTAAGAAGAAGTGGTAGGTTATGTCGAGATATACTCAGAATCTTTATGATGTTGGCGCTTTCTTCGATAGGAACATTCCTACGCGCAATGAGTTCTTCGGTATGGTTGGCTCTCCCAAGGCTCCGACGCCAGAAGGCATGTCGTATGAGCAGCGCTTGAAGAATATGTTTCCATCGTCAGAACAGGCGGAACCGTTATCCGTGAAAGATAAAGTTGAGGCTCAGGTGCAGGCCGTTGCGGATTTACAGAAGCGTATTGCAATAATGAAAGAGGCTGAGGCATTTCGTACATCTGGAAAAGATAGCTACGTTGGCGACAAAAATATGCAGGAGGGGTGGGATAGTATACCCAAGGGTACGTCTATGCTTCCCGCTGGAGAGCCTGGCGAGCTTTTTCGGTTTACGAAAAACCCAGAGTTATTTAATCAAGAAACAGCGCCGCCTCGGCAGTTTCCGGTTCGACCTGCGGCACCTGCATCAAGTAATTTTGGAGAGGCGCTAGGTAGCCCCGATTACCGTGCTTCCGCACCAACGCTCGAGACTCAAATCGAAAACATCAATAATCAAACGGTACGGGCGGCAACTGGCAAACAGCAAGAGGCTGCTACCATGAGCGATCTTCAGAAGATGGCGCAGGCTTATTTCGGTGGCCGCACGCAAGAGCAAAAGAGGAAAGAGGCATTTATGAATATTGCCGCTGGCCTTGCTATGGGTAAAAGCCCGCGCTTTATGGATAACCTTGGGACAGCTGTCGGTGGTGCGCTTAATTTTCAGCGTGACGATACAAACCGCCGCGAGAAAGAGGCGCTGGATGGGTTCATTAAGATTCAGGGGCAGGATGATGACCGCGTTTATCAGCAGGGTCAAATTGGCCTTGGTGCTGAGCGAAATGATATATCGCGTGAGCAGAATGATATTTCCAGAATTAATGCCACGCGAGAGAGGGCTTCAACAAACTACCAAATGAAAGCCCTGCAGCAACAGGCTGGATACTTATCCAAGGCAATCGCTGCGGCTGAGGCCGCTGGTCAAGACTCTTCTGAGCTTAAAGTAAGCCTTGGGGAAGTAATGACTCAGCTTGGTGGAGCCGGTGGCGTAGGAATGGGCGATGCGCCAGCAGCACTTGGTGGAGAGCCATCACGCCCAAGAATCAAAATGGGCGCCGATGGTAAAGCCGTAATTGCAAAACCACAGTAGGTTGTAATGGCGTATGTAATTGAGCTTCCGAATGGACAGGAGATTGATGTTGATGATAACGTCGATCCCGCAATCGCGCAGGCTCGCATTGCCGCAGATTACCCAGAGCTTTTTCCAGAGATGGGGAAGCAAGGTCTGCGTCGGAATCAACTGGTAGCTGACGGAAAGCGAAAGCCTGATGAATATACGGTAGGCGACAGGTTCAGCAAAGCATTTAATGATTTTGAATCTCAGTCTGGTGAGTTCCGTGGGCTTATAGAGGATCGCCTTGGAAATAAGAACGAAGGGGCGGGCATAGGGCGCATTGCGGCGAATAGGCTGCAGGCGCTTGATGCCGAGAACATTGCGCCACCTGCAATGGATTATCGTGATATAAACGGCATTGGTAGTTTCGGCAGTTTCCTTGGGCAGAACTTAATTCAATCTGCTCCGCAAATGGCATCTAGTGCTGCTGGCGCCGCTGGGGCTTTGGCTACACTTCCAGTGTCGGCACCTGCCGCATTAGCCGCTGGCCTTGGGGCTGGCGCTCTGGTGAACCTACCGTCATATGGTGGGCAGAACATTGATGACCAGATTCAGCAATTGATGGACAGGGGGCTTACCGAAGAGCAGGCGCTGCAGAAAATTCAGCTTGGGCCAGCGGCGGTATCCGGTGTATTGCAGGCTGGACTTGATGCTATTCCTCTTGCCACCGCCGCTGGTAGGCCGCTGGTTAGCGTTGGCAAGCCAGTATTTGAATCTGTTGGTGAAAAGATTGCCGCATCGAAAATCGGACAAACTGCCGCTGGCCGCATTGCCGGTCGAGCCGGCATACGCGCAGCTGAAACTGCTGTAGATGAGGCGGCAACCGAAGCTGTGCAGCAGGCGTTGCAGATTGGGCAGTCTGGATACGTTACCGACGAAGGCGTTGGTGATGCGCTTGGTAGACGCAGCGGTGAGATTGGTGATGCGGCGATTGCAGGCGGGTTAATCGGTGGTGGTTTAGGTGGCGCTGGATCAGTTGCATTTCCCAACAAAAAAGAATCCGAGAAGCCTGCCCCTATGCCACCAAGCAATACACCAGCGTTCTCGCCTGATAGCTTCGCGCAAGGTCAGCGCGGAAGATTTGTGTATAACGGACAGGAATACGAGGGAACCTATCGCGGCGTAGGACAATATGGGATTCCGATATTCCGCGTTCAGAATGAGGAATTTCCTGCTGGTCAAGATATTCAGGTGCAGCCAAGAGACATTCTTGCCATGCAGGAAGAGCAGCGACTTCTTCCAAAATACGATGATACGCTTTATTCTGGCAAGGCTGGTGTTGGGTCATCTACAGCGATGGATGCGCTGCGTAAGCAGGTTGCGCCGCTGCTTCCAGATGAAAGGCAACCTCAAGCTGGCGAGCAGTATAGTGCGCTGCAGCAACAAATAATCGACTATCAAAACAAAGAAGCTGATCGGCGCGCGGCAGAAGCAGACGCGGAAGCGCAGCGCATTGAGCAGCAGAATAAAGAAGCGCTCGACCTAAAACGGCAACAGGATGCTGAGTATCTGGCGAATGAGCGGCTTGCTAGCAAGGCCGCGCAGGCGCAGCTTTCAACGGCAGTGGATACGCCGCGTCTAACATACGACAATACGCTGGCCGTTACCCCTGAGGGCGTTGCATTGCCAAAGTCTCAGGTATTGCAGAAAGTAACAGAGGATAAGCAGGCCAAGCGCGATGCTGCACAGAAACGCGTTGATGATGGATTCGACCCAAGCATTGAGTCGCCAGCGACCGTGATTGATCGAGCGCCATTGCCACCTGAGGCTGAACTTAAGCCTGCGTCTACACCTCCCGCAAGCCCTGACTTTGAGGCAGGAGAGCTTGTTAAAAACAAATACGCCAATTACACCAAGCCATCCGCGCAGCAACGACGCTGGATTGAGGGTACTGTTGCCGAGCTTAATGACACCTCTGGCGGTCAGCGTATTTTCTTGGATACAGAAGGCCAGGGCGGAACTCAGGATGTGATTGGTGGCAAGGGCAATACTCCGCAGTGGTTTAGCGACTACAACAAGGCCGCAGTGCGCTCGCAAAAAGTTCGCGCCAAGGCTGGTAAAAAAAATACGCTGACCGAGGATAGCAAGAAGGTAGCTATTGAACCTGCCACCCAGATATTGACACGCAAGCAAGTCACCGATGTGGCGAATAAACTACTTGAGGGCGCTCCGCTTGGTAAGGCTGAGGTAAAAATAGCCCAAACTATTTACGGTCAAGCCAAAGCTGAGCGTGAGCAGAATGCCCGTCAGATAGAAATGCGCCGCGCCGATCGCACCCAAATAATTCAGGACAACCTTGGGGATGCCGCCGAACCTAATCTGCCCCCACGCGACACATCACTTGATGATATTCCGTTTGATGCGCCAGACAGTTCAATTCGGAGGTTCAAAGGCGAAGCAGCTATTAACCGTGTGGCCGCAGAACGTGGAGCTATTACATCCAAAGTGATTGATAAGAATGGGCATTACGATCCATTAACGGAAAGTAATTATTTCCCAGAAGATGCTGCGGTTTCTCCAGAGGCACTAGAAAATAAGCCCCAAGCCGCGCCGCAAAATAATAAATGGAAAAAAGAGAAGATTGAGGTTACACTTGACGACGGTTCTAAGCAGAAAGTTTCTGCTGGAGCCGTGGCCGAGAATCTTAAAAAAATGGCTGAAGGTCTACAAAAATTAAAGGCGTGCTTGGGATGAAAATACCAAAGAGCTTAGCAAAAGAATTGAAAGTTGCCGGCATATCTTCTGAGAAGAAGGTAAATGAAATTGTTGCCAATTTGGCTGCTGCAGCTGAGGCTGCCCATTCAAAAGAAATTATTGCTGGGATCCAGGAGGCCATACACGGCCTGAAAGAATACCAGAAATCTACGATTGAGGCATTCCGCCGCGTTGACATTATCCTCGATAACCCGTATGAATATGATGTGGAAATTGTGCGCGGAGATGACGGCCTTGCGGAAAGATTTATTATGCGCCCACACAAAGATAGGGTGTTAAATTAAATTAATTAAATCATTAATGGTGGGAGTGAAAAATGGCATCGGTAGCAGCAACACAAGGTAATGCGGGTGACTCATCGCTACTTAGTTTCTCATGGAGCTTAGGGGCTGGGGACACAGGTAAGCCAGTCAACCTATCAGCATTTCCAGATAAGACTTATACGGTGGATGCGACGTTTGGCAGCATCACTATTCGTGGGTCCAACTTGGCTGCTCCAGACGATACTAACGCAGCGCACTGGTACACACTTCATGATCCACAGGGCAACGATTTAACGCTGACTGCGAAGAGCTGCAAGTTGATTGCCGAGAATCCTCTCTGGATTAGCCCAATTACTACGGGTGGTTCGGCTTATACTCTTACGATTGCCGGCATAGAATAATGAACCGCCGTCGTCGCATTTTGCTGGGTGGTGCGGTTCCAACGTATTTACCAACAGCGCTCGGCACGCCTTACATGGCGTTTGGGGTCAAGAAGCTGATTTCTGCTTATGCTGGTTCAGCTATTCAAGGAGCCACTACAGCAACGGCTGGGGGTGGTTCAACTGCGGATATAGGCTTTACGGCTTCAGGAAAAATCGACGCAGCTGCAATTACTAGTAACAGCGTAATCGCGACTAATAAATGGTACGACCAATCTGGTAATGGTCGGGATATGACTAACAACGGGGTAGACCCGCGCCCTTACGTTTTAGCTACTCAAACAGGCTATAGCGTAACGCCGATACAATTTGGGGGCGTTGACACTCTAGGCCCATCAGAGCAAAACCTTCAAACTGTTAACACGTTATCAGTAAATCGTCGGGCTATGACCGTTTACATGGTTCTAAATCCAAGAGTAAGCCTAGCCACATCTTCTTGGTTTGAATATAGAACGGCAGCGGCGCGCCAATTGACTGGCGTGATATACAATGGACAATCTGGCTTTTACACGGCTAACGAGGGATTTGGCTTAAACGACACCCTTTTACGTCCGCGCGCGCAATTGAGTGTTTTGGCCATTTCATCTAGCGCCAGTGGTATTGATATTTATCTTCGCGGGCAAAAAGTAAGTTTTGCGGCTTATGGCGTTTCTACTATTGACCAATTGGTTTTAGGGCAATCGGGTATTGGTGTTGGATGGGGCTTTAGGGGGGATTGTTTCGCCCACGTTACTTATGCCTCCGCACACACAGAGTCAGAAGTCAACACTGTAATAAGCGCCCTAACCACTGCGTTTAACGTACCTACATCATTTACTAGCCGCGCCGTATTTGTTGGTGATAGCATTACTCAGGGTGTAGGAACAATGCGTAATTTAGTAGACCAACTCAATTTAAGTGGCGCTGAATTATTTAATCTTGGCTTGGCTGGTGAAACCGCTGCACAGGGTTATGCTGCGAGAGCTACGCGTGAGGGCGGTCTATACACTTCAGCTTATGGGGCTAAAAACTGCGTATGCATCTATGGGCACGGCATCAATGATATTATTAATGATTTGGTGGTAGACGGAGCTGCTTTATATACTATTATTGATGGACATGAGGCGTATGGCGCTGGTCTAGGATATAAGACGGTTATTAGACAGCTTACTGTTGCCGACTTCCTAACGGCACCTCGTCAAACGAAACGCGTCGATTATAACGCACTTGTGGCGGCTAACTCGATGGGTGCTACCGCTACCGCTCTCACCGCATCAACCATTGTGGCGGGCGATACAATGGACAGCTTACATCCTAAGCAGTCTGGGTATGCCCTGCTAGCACCTGTTGTTAAATCAGCAATACAAACGGCTATGGCGTAAATGGCTATTCGTCACACAAAAACCAATAACATTCCCGACCCCACGCAGGCGGAACTTGATGCTGAGATTGCGCTTGGCAATTATCCACTGGGGACATTGTTGGCTGACATTGCCCTGCCTAGCGATTGGAACACCGACCACACCAATCCCGACATTGCAGACGTAACGGGGTTGCAGGCTGCACTTGATGCTAAGGGCGCATTAACCACAGTAGAAAAAGACCTAGGCAGCGTGCCTAGAAGTTCAGGCAAATTCACCATCACGGGACTGAGTGGGCTAACCATAAGCCTGTTATCATCACGCAGGCAGTTGGCCCTTACACGGGCAAAGGGACGCGTGCGGATGAGGCTGAAATGGACGGGGTAACGGTGAGTGCATCCGTTACTTCTGCGACGACAATCACCGCCTATTGGAACTCTGCTAGGCGGGTTAAGGGTAATTTCAAA